TCTTCTTCCATAAATAAATCATCGGGAACATTATAAATAGTCCTGAGAGCAAAAAAAATATCTCTCAAAATATTATAAGCATATTTATTAGTTCCAGAACATTCGTAAGCTAAACCTCTAACTTTACTTAAATGATATTGAGGAAGATAATACTTTTTATGAAAAGGATCATGTTTAGAAGTTCTGAAAACTTTACATAAAATTTCCTTAGTATCTCTAAACGGCAAAGCATAATCAAATCCATCAACTTTACGAAATCTTCGATGTAAGAAATTTATATCAGGTCCAACAACATTTCCTTTAAGATCAATTTCACAATACAAAGTATCAGAATAAACAATTTATCTACAAGCATGGTTACAATTTTTATCCAAGAAATCAACAAATCCCTTAAGTATACCATCAATTTTAGAACCACCTAATACATCATCACCCTGGAAACAAAATCTAAAAAAATCCTTATTCAATTTTGCAACTCTTACATACATATTCTTCATATAAGACATATGAAAAGTATTAAAATGAGACGTATCAAAAGAACCAGATGGCATTTTACCCATAAGAGATATTAATGTATCATCCCAAAGAACTAATTTATTAGCACTATCCATCATGATATAGTAATGTAAAACATTAAAAAAAAAACTCTTCATATTCATCTTCAAAATCAAAATAACTCTTAGTTAACATTTGATAAAGAGCTAAGCTTTCAGCATCAGCTTTTACATCTTTTTTACTAACATCACAAGACATAAAATATTCGGGTTCACATTCCATTAAATATTTTTCGACTTCTTTAAATCCATCATAGTAGAGATTAAGACCTAAAAAATTACTACCAACATTACTAGTTTGGTTATGAAAAGGATCATTAACCATTTTCCTAATAATATAATCAACAAGATTAGCAATAAAAAAAATTCTAGCCTTTTTTTTTTCTTCATCAGTAACAGCAAATTTGGTTTCCGTTTTAACATGTAATTTATAAATATGCAGAGGAAATTGAGATATACACTCTTTAATAGTAGCACCTTCTTTCCAAAGCAAATAAAATTGTCTATATAAAGTTCTGAGATATTCTTTTATCAATTCAACATTTTCCATTTTTTCCTTAAGGTTTCCATAAGTTACACCTTGATCTTTATAAGCGTCAAAATTTAAATAACCACTACTTCTAGTAGCTATATCTCTTAAATCAACATCAGATAATAGTTCCATAAATTTAAATTTTCTTCTAAATCCTTTAGGAGGAGGATTATAATTACATTCTTGTAAAGTATCAAACAAAGCTTCCATTTTAATCCTCTTATCGACTTTGATGTGATTAGGGTCCAATAATATTTTATCAATACTATTTAATATTCCATCAACATCACCACCTGCATTATAAGACATATTATGATAATCAACTAATGTATATTGAGGATAAATAGAATCACACATACGCAAAGCTTCATCCATAAAAACAGGATTATTCATAACTTGAACTTGTAAAAAACCTCTTCTAGGTAAAGGACATGAATTAATCCTTGCAAATACAGAATTGGACAAAGCAGCAATTGCATAAGATTTAACTTTTATAGCATCAGTCTCTTCACGATCTATTGAAGATGGTTTATAAACTAATCTTCCTTCCAATCGATAATTTGTTACAAAATAACTGAAAACTTCAAATAAAACTCTTCTTTCTAAGACATTTGATGGAAAAGTAAGTATAACATTTTTAAAAGCTGGATCAGATTTCGAACCAACAATAACATGCCAATTTCCATCTTTTAAACCTACACGATTTTCATCATAGGTAATAGATAATTTATCAACTGTAATTACTAAAATGTCAAACATTTTTTTTGAACGATAAAGTTTATGCGTCAATCGATCAAATTGACGTACTAAATGATAAAAAAAACCCAGATTAATTTTCGGCAAATCTGAGAGCATAAATAGACACATAAAATAACGGATTCACTATTGACTCAGCGTTCTCGTTTTAAATCAATAAGGAGTGAATTCAATTCAAT